CCACATTTTGAAAATAACGGTTCAATATTGTCACTTTTATCACCTAAGACAATCTTATAAAATAAGTCACGTTCGGGACTTCCACTATATTTTTTGGAATCAAGTAGAGAAGCAAATTTCAAATTCATTAGATGAATACGATCATTTGCTAATTGAATATAATCATGGTCACTTGTAATAATAGTAATATTCGCGTCACTATATTTATGATCTAAATATTTAGCTGTCAATGCTAAGCAGTCATCTGCTTCTAAATGGTCCATCTTGACAATGTGTTTAACTCCTGCCTTTTCAAATAATTGTTCTCTATAAGTTAGTTCAAAGAACTTGCCAATATTTGCCGCATTATTTTTAACTTGATTCCTACCCACTTTATATTCGGGATAAAACGACTTTCGCCATATTTGGCTTTGTGGACAATCTACACCTACAATAAGTGTTGCGTCTTTCATTTTTAATTTTCGCTTTAAACCCTTGAAGATTTAAAACGCCGGTTTTTGAAACAATTATAATAAAAATTATATAAATATTTTTTATTATATATAGTATCGTAATGGATAATGAAGAAAAAATAAAAGAAATATTAGAAGAAAATGCTAAATTAAAAGAGGAACTACAAGCAACCAAAGAGCATCTCAAAAAATATACAGCACCAGCAAGTAGAAAAGAATATTATGAAAATAATAAATATATTATAAACGAGCGGAATAGAAAATACAAAGAAACTACAAACTATAAACCTACACCAGAACAAAAAAAAGAATATAACAAACAGGCATATTTACGAAGAAAAGAAAAACTCCAAAAAGATTTGGAAGAAAAATAGAATAGCGAGAATATTTAGGAATAAGTATATATTTTTAAAATCTACTTAAAATTAAAATGTTTAGTAAGTATATAGAATGGGGAAAAAGAAGAAGGAAACATTCCAAGAGTTCCGTTCTAATGAAAAAAGTGCTTACACTACCATCAAAACAACACTCAAATCTGTATTACATAACCACAAAGAAGTCCAACCAGTTATAACCAATTTGGTTTTTGAAATGAATGATTTGATGATACACTCTTATCAGTTTATCCGGTTATATGTATTGAAATGTTATAACAACAATCAACCTTTACCTGAAATAAATGAGAAGTTCATTCTGTATTGTATCAAAACATTAGGAATAAGAAGTAATCAAGGAGCAAAAAGCAAAGATACTAACCTGTTGGAAGAATTACAAGAGTTTTACAATAATGAATATCAACCTTTACTCAACCACGAAAAGACCCAGTTAAAGAATACGACCTTTTTATTACCTTATTTAGCAACACAACTTCATACTTCCTTATCTAATAATACACAAGAACACTTTATCCAACACTTCCTTCGGTTTATCAATAAAACCACCACGAATATAACAGAAGATAAAGCAATCCTTTTCAAGTTCAAGAAACTTGTATTAGAATGTAATGAGGAAACAGATACCATGTTTGACGAATGGAAAATCACTCATTTACCGAATATCTTTCCTACAAACATAAAGAAGTCAGTTCATTATGATGTTAAAGTGAAACCATTTGATTATTTGAAAGGTATGCTCTATATGAATGCTGTATTAGAAAAGGAAGAACATAAATTATTCCAACCTTTACCACTTCGCTATAACATTATTCCCAAGCATATTATTCTGGATACATCATGTATCATCAGTTTATTCTGTCCTGAAAACGCGAAGAAAGGAGAACTTTTGAAAAATGTAAAGGAAAATCAATACGATGTATGGAATAATTTATTGAACTTACAACACAAAACATTCAAAAGCAAACATTATCAATTTCATCATCAAATACAAACTGACGGAATTAGTTGTTCTTTGTTGTTTATTCGTAAGGATTTGAAAGATAAGAAATGGGGTTCAAGAGTTCCTACATTACAAGAACAAGATTTTCATAATATAGAAGATTTATCCATAGAACAACTCAAAGAAATAGCGCCTCGTAATATTGTAGGTTGCGACCCTGGTAAAAGGTCGTTAGTCTATATGATGGATAGTAATGGTAAGAAACTACAATATACAGCACCTCAAAGGAAACGAGAAAGCAAGGCAAAAACAAACCAGCGAATATTATTGGAAGAAAAGAAACGACATAAAATTACCGAAAAAGAAACCCATTTGTCCTTTCAAAATAGCAAGTCCGTAGATTACGACAAGTTCAAAGAGTATTTATTGGAAAAGGATAAACTCAACAAAGAAACAACCGAGTTTTACAAGCGTGATGTTTGGAGGAAAATGAAGTTTAGGCAATATAGTTATGGTAAGAAATCAATAGATACATTCCTCAATAAAATCAAGGAAACTTTTGGTGAAAATATCCTAATTGGTTATGGAAATTGGAGTAGAAGCACTCAAATGAAACATTTTATGCCTACCATGAATAAGGGATTACGAAAACAAATCCACAAGAAATATGATACAATTACCATAAATGAATGTAATACAAGTAAAAAATGCTGTGAATGTAATAATGATTTATCTTATTACAGACATAGCGATGGAAATAAGCAGTTCCGTCTTTTAGTATGTTCTGGATGCGTGAGACCCCAAGTCAAACAAACCGTATTCAAAACAAGAGATGCTAATTCAGCAATCAACATAATGAACTTAACAAAGTGCTGGATAGAGAAGCAAGAACGCCCTGCGTGTTTTCAAATTTCGTCTTTCACCACTTCCAATACCAAAGAAGAAGTGGAAAAAGTTAGACCATCGTAGGTGAAACTCCTACTATTGATTTTACATTCTTGATTATTTTTTGCCGTCAAAAACGGCGTTTTAAATCTTCAAGGGTGTAATTACTTTTATATAGTGAACTGTATCTATTTCAATTTCAATTTTATATTATAAAATTGAAATTAGTTATACACAATGTTATAAATTATAATCTATAATCTATAATCTATAATCTATAATCTATAATCTATAATCTATAATCTATAATCTTATTGAGTTTCTAAAATGTGTATCCAACAAAATTATACATACAATTCCGTGGTATCATTATACATAAATGAAGATATACATGTGAATGATAATATCATGTATGAAAATATATTTGCGAATAACAATATCGATAATATAATGAATCAATCAATATATGATATATCAATGACCATACCTGTATCTGTTGCCGATTTTGAATATTTAAGAATTGCTGATGAAATACATAGACAATATAAAAACAGTGAATATTACGATAATATACAATATATCGTAGGAACCTTATTATCCTTATACGGAATTTATTACTTTATTAGAAGTACTATTGCGTCCATTTACAAAAAAAATGAACTCGTAAATGATTTATAAAATATACTAACCACCTTAATGACCTTATAATAGCCACTAAATTATAATAAAAATAAAATAAAATAAGATATTATTATATATTATATTGAATAAAGTAACCATGCTATGTTTTAATATTTTGTATACCGACTATAAAGACCAACAACTATATCACCGCTCTATTAAATGTCAAGTAGATCAATCTGATAGTAGTTACAATGTAACATATAATACTAGACACATAGGTAAAACCTCACTTCCGAATGTAGAAAAATCATTTACTATAGAAAAAAATATTATAGAATATACTGACGAAGCTGGCAATATTAATTATAAAGTTAAATTATTGCCTAGTAAAGATGCTATCATATATACTAATAGTAGTAGTAGTAATGGTTCAAGTAGTAATTCAAATAGTAGTAGCCCACAAACAATGTCAAAACAAGACAATAGGAAAATGAAGGAACTAGTGAATTATCTCTCTACTATGTTATTTGTAAGTGTTCCAAAATACAATAGTTCGTCTCCAGAAAATGTAAAAATATTGGTGGATTATGAACGATTGGACGAATTGATTAAAAAATATGATTATGAACTTCTGGTTTCATTTATGATAAATGTAAATATTTATGATAAACAAGGTGTATTTCATATGATACGAAATCATGAAAATAAAAATAAAAACAAAAATGGAACATCTTAATTCAATTTCTTATATCATTGAATAGCGTGGTTATGTGTAATTGTTATTAGTTACACCACTTTTTTATACATTTGTAATGCCTTTTCTCTCTGCTCTTCGTAAGATACAATGGGTTCAGGGTATTTAACCTCTTTAAACATTTCATATTCTGAGTTCCATTGATGAATTGATTTGGCAGGCACGTCTTGTAGTTCAGGTATCCATTTTTTAATATATTCCGCATCGGGATCATGTTTGCTTGACTGAGACCATGGATTAAATATGCGAAAGTAGGGTTGTGAATCCGCACCAGTTGAAGCAACCCATTGCCAATTTCCATTATTGCTGGCTGGATCATAGTCTGTTAAATGTTGAGAAAAGTATTTTTCTCCATCTTCCCAATTGATAAGCAATGTTTTTATCAAAAAACTAGCGGTTATTAATCTCGCGCGATTATGCATATAACCGGTTTCGTTCATTTCCCGCATTCCTGCGTCGACAATAGGAAATCCAGTCATGCCCTTTTTCCACGCATTCAGATTTTTCGCATTTTTATCCCATTTGATATCGTCGTACTTTTCTTTTAACGGATTTCCCAATACTTGCGGATTATGGTATAGCAATTGAGCATAAAATTCCCTCCAAATAAGTTGCCTTAATAAATCACTCTTTACACCCAATTTCGCCTTCATTTTTTCATATGTTTCTCTCACTGATATGTTTCCAAACTTTAAATAGGCACTCAACTGTGTAGTGTCTTTATCTAAATCATTACGTGTCTTGTCATATGTCTTAAACTTGCTGATGTTGTTAAGTAATTTTAATCCATTTTCTCTCCCCGCATTCACTAAAATATTTGGATTCGGGTCAATGAACTTTATATACGCATCCGGTATTGTTATATTACCTTCACTGGTCAGTGACTTTATAAAATGAAATTGTCTTGTATATTTCGGAGCGACTACTTTGATGGGAAGAACTTTGTTATAATATGGAGTGAATTTCGTATAATAATCGCCTGCTCCAGTAGTAACTGCGTATGGCTCATATAAATAATAATCTTGACAAGTAGTACATTCAATATTCATTTTCTTACATAATTTCTCAATGGAATTGTCGCGTTTTTTTGCGTAGGGTGTAATATCGGTATTGAAAAAAACCGCGTCTATATTCCATTTGTTTATAAGTTTTTTTATTATAACATCATTCTCTCCATAAAACGTATTCAAGGACCCTCCGTGTTTGCGAATATTTGATTGTAAGTCGTCTAAACTCTCAATCATAAATTGGATAGCATTGTCTGATTTGAATTTATTTTTGTCTGTAACTTGTTCTGGTGTAAATATAAATACTGGATATACATGTTTACATTGTTCTGATGCCAAATTCAATGCTATATTGTCTTGGATTCGTAAATCTCTGCGAAATATAAAGAGACCATTTTCAAACATTGTTGCTGATAATATATAATATTCAAATAATATTATATATCTGTATTGACCTATTATAGGTTGTTTTCTAAATATCAAGACTTACTGTATTGCGTTCTGATTTGCGACGTCTTGATTTTAAAGGCACATTATCGTTTTGCATCTCCTTTAATTCACTAATACTAATAGTGCTTCCCTTTTCATCTCGGTCTTGTTGAATATCAACTTCTGTTTTCTTGACTTTTAATCCTGATAATAAACTAGAAATATCACTAGGTCCCTTCATTTCAGGACGTCTAGTAGTTCTTTCTGCTGATGGAATATTGCGACTTGCGTTAATATCTGGTCTATTGGAAAGAGGAACATATCCGGGTCTTACTGGTGGTGGAACTGAATTGGGTCCTTGGGTAGCAATCGGTGCTGGAGGTGTTCCATTAGATTGTGGCATGAAATTAGGTGGCTGTTGACGCTGTTGTTGACTGTTGTTGTTGCTGTTGCTGTTGTTGACCACCATTTCCACCCATCATTGAACCCATAAATCCACCTAATCCAGGATTTGTTTGTCCCATAGAATTAACAGCAGCACTTGTGAATTGTTGCATTAAATCGGGATTCTGTCTCATAATATCATCCATACCAGGCATAGACGATTTAAACATGCTATTTGTCATATGAACCATTAGAGCACTACCACCTAACTGAAATAATAGTTTTAGTTCCGGAGCCATAGACGCCTTGGACTTGTATTTCTCATGTAACTCGGCAAAAATTTCATCATAATCATCAATATTCTCATTGATTTGCTCCGACCAACCATCTAATCGGACATCAAACGGATCAAACTTATTATTCAAAAATTCTAGACCAGTAATACAAGCCATTAACATTTTACCCTGGAATTTAACACCATTCTTCTTCTCCTTTTCAGCTATAACAGATTCATACTCTCCCTTCATTTCAAGTAAATTGGACTCCATATCGTATTTTTTAGTCAGTTTCACACCCTTTCTCTCTAAATCCTCTAATTTCTGTAAGATAGAAAATTTTTCTCTTAATGTTTCTTCTGCCGACATTTTAGGTTCAACATGTCGTTTTGTAACATCTGGATTAATTGGTATATCATTAAATTTACCATAACCATCCCATGTCTTACTCTCGTCACCAGATTGTTCTTTCATAGAACTGCCTAAATGTAATGGTTCAGAGATATTAATACCAACATCATCTATGTCTATATCATCGTTCTCTTCATTTAATTTAAATGAACCTGAAAACATATCGGATCTAGCACTTTTCATACTTTTTTTTGGCATAGATAATTCATTCAATTCATCTTCTAAATTATTTAAATCACCTAAACCAATATCATCCGACGCTGCTCTACTTCTACTTCCGCCCGATGATTTTTTTCTGTCATTCATCAATAGTTCTATACCAAAATTGGATGCATTTCCATTACCTCCACCAATTTCATTGATATCATCAATAGAGTTGTTAATATTAATACTATGTCCAGAATCTAGTTCACTAATGTCAATAATTTCAGGACTACTCATTATTACTTAATAAGAACTTTTAATTTTAAACCAAACACATTAATTATATATAATACTATTTCGCAAATACCAAATACCTTGTAAGAAACAATCTGCTAAATCATCCTTTTTCTTATGTCCATGAAACATGTCTAAATGTTTTCCAAATGACTCATTATTAATTAATAACTCCTCACATATTTCAATACCTTTATATTTTCTCTCATTGTATGTCGTCTTTGTAGTGACATATTCCTTTAACTTATTTGCAGCCGATATAAAGTGAATATCTGTGGT